GGTGTCGTCGTCGCCAACTGACGTCGGGTCACCGACTCCCTTACTCGCGCTCAGAAGAGAACAACGATCTGAGGGAGTGCGGGAGTTGGACACGAAAGCGATCAAGCGAACCCGTCGCGTGCTCGTGGGCGGCAGGTGGTTCCTGATCATCGGGCTTGTGTTCTACAGCGCGATGACGACAACGCCGTTCGTCGCGAGACACAGTGAGTGGCAGTGGTCCGGGTGGGTGCTGGGTCTGATCGTGGACGCGGCGTTCATCATGGCCTTGTCCGCTGAGTCGACGTTGGCGAAGTACGGCGTGACCAACCTGGGGAAGTGGCCTGGGGCGTTCCGATGGGTCACGGGCGCAGCGTCGACCTTCCTGAACGTGTGGCTGAGCATTGAGGCGCACGACTGGGTTGGCGTGGCTGTCCACTTGATCGCTCCGGCGCTCGTGATGCTTCTCGCCGAAGTCGGACCCGTGTACATGGCCGCGCTTGCGAAGGCTGAGGCTGACGCGCTGAGCACGCCCGTGAAGGCGCCGGAGACGACGGCGGACCCGACGGAGCCTGAGCCGCTGAACGAGCCGGAGCCGGTACAGGATGAGCTTCCGGAGCCGGAGCCTGAGCCGGAGGAAGAGCCGGAGCCGGCGGAGCGCCTGAACAACAAGGAAGCCGACGAGATCATTGAGAAGGGTTGGCGTCACCGCGTCGACCCCGTTCAGGTGGCCGCTGCCGCTGGACGTCACCCGGCAACGGTCCGGAAGAAGTACAAGGAGTGGGACGCCGCCCTGAGCGTCTGACCAGAAGCCCCGTACTGACTGCCACTGAGGCGGTTGGTACGGGGCTTCTTTGGTTTGCGTCGAGCTTCGCCGCTGCGGGCATACGCTTGTTGTGAGGTGATTCCCTATGACGAACGGGTTGGCGGACAACGTCCGGAAGTTCCGACGCACAGCGGGCATGAATCAGGAAGCGTTGGCGGAAGCCGCTGAACTGTCGCTGAGCACCGTGCGCAAGGTCGAACAAGGGGGCGACGCACGCGTTGAGACCCTTCACGCGCTTGCTCGCGCCCTGGGGGTGACCACGAGCGCGCTCTTTGCCACGGAAGCGCCACGGTCAATCGTCGGACCCCAAGACGACGCGAACAGGCAACACCTTGTCGAGCTACGCCGTGCGCTCATGCCGCCCGTTGGGCTGTCCCCGCATGTGGCGGAGCCGGTTGAGGCTTCTGAGCTGAACGAGACGAAGCGCAAGGTGCGCGACGCACGGGCGCTGTACGAGAAGGATCGGTACTCGTCCGTCGCGAAGATGCTTCCGAGTCTTCTCCGGTCGTCGGAAGCCGCCGTTGCCGCTCTTGAGGGTGAAGACCGTCAGCACGCCGTGATTGCCCGTTCGCAAGTCTTACTGATGACCGGTCAGTTCTTGACCCAGACGCGTCAGTACGACATGGGGTACTACGCGCTTGCCGAAGCGATCAAGCTTGCCAAGGAAAACGGCCAGACCCTCACAGCGGCTACCGGGGTCGTCGGCATGTGTTGGCTCTTGCTCCGACAAGATCGTTTTGACGAGTGCGAAGACTTGGCAGCGCAAGCGGCAGAAACGATCGAACCACGCTTGTCCGCAGCGTCGACCCAGCACCTTGCCGTGTGGGGTGAACTGTGGCTTCGGGTGGCCGCGTCTTCCCGTCGGAACAACCGACCCGACGAAGCGAAGCACGCACGGCGTATGGCCGCGTCTGCCGCTGAAGCCATGGGGCGCGAAGACATGAGCTTTCCCGATCACTGGGGCGGCTTCGGTCCGGCCACGGCCAAGATGAAAGCCATTGAGGACGCGCTACTTGAAGGAGACGCGCGCTCAGTGCTCCGGCAAGCCGGCGAAGAAGAGCTGTCACGAAAAGGGCTGAAGAACCTGGGCGGCGTGACGTCGAACAACTGGAATCGGCACCGGTTGGACGTGGCGCGTGCCTACGTGAACACGGGTTCGCATCAAGACGCCGTTGAAGAACTCTTGGACATCAAGTCGCGTGCGGGTGGCTGGATAACTCATCAACCCATGGCGCGGCACATCATGAGTGATCTTCTCGCGACCCGGAAGCGCACGCTGACGGAAGAAATGCGCGAAATGGCCGCTCACCTGGGCGTTTCTGGGTAAGTACCACGCTGCGCGGTAGTTCGTGAGCGCGCCTGCCCCAACTACCGCTTTGCACGCGTGGATTGAGTACCTGTCAATTCGTAACGTCCCCCTTGACGAAGCCGTGAAGGGGGTCAAAATCGTGATCACGAGATCCGACACCCAGGGGCGCCTACTGCCGTGGAGCACTGAAGGCAAGGCGTGCTACCTGAGCACTGACGGCACTCCGGGGAGCGTGTTGAGCGCGCTTGCGGATGACATGGAAGCCGCACAGTTGGCCATGGGGCGCGACATGCTCACCAACGCGCGGGAAGTGCTGGACGACCCGACGTCTCCGAATGCGGCAGTGCGGTACGCGGCTGTCAGGCTTATGGAATGCCTGGGCGACGCGCTGAGGGTCGCTGAGTCGCGCGGAATGCGCCTGCCGGACCCGGACGACGACGAAGCCGAGAACGAGCCGGAGACAGCCGCTGAGGCGTGCGAATGACTACGGCGCCGGAACGCCCCCGGGTCGCTCCACGGCGGATAGCCCCTGTTCGAACGAAGCGCGCAGAGATAGAAGCCCCGGTTCGCCCGAAGCCACGAGCCGGCCGAACGGGTGGGGAACCGGTTTGGTCACTGTGGACGGAAGGCGACCTATGCGGCGTGTGCTTCGGTCACCGTGCCATTTGGTGTGACGGGTGCTGCGGGTTCGACGGCTGCGCGCTGTGCAAGTTCACGTTCAAGCGACCGTGCCCCATATGCGTTGGCGGCAACGCCGAACCGATCAAGTGGTGACCCGATGGCCGTGAACGAAGATCTCTTGAAGCCACGCCCCGGACCGGTCGACCCGAACAAGTGCGTCACATGCGCGATGCTCCGTGGCTTCGTGACGGTCAGCACCCGCACGGACGACGCTGAGCTTGCCCTAACCACCCTTCAGGCCATGCGCGTGCACCGGACGCACGGTCACCCGGACGACCCCAGTAACCACCCGACCCCGGTCCGTTGAGCCATACGCTTCAGCGGTCCGGAAGAGCCCCGCTCGTGTGCTCCCCCCGTGGCGCATGGGCGGGGCTTCTTTTGGCCTTCAGCGGGTCGGAAGAGCCTTCCGCAACGCCCCTTCAATGGCGCGTACCGCCGGACCGTACGAGGGGTCTTTAAGGCGCTCTTCGCGCATGTCTGCCACCCGCGCGACGCACACAACGTGGTCGACCAACGAGCGCACGAGCTTGCGAAGGTCTTCATGGGATGCGTGGTCCACCATGGCCAACGCGTATCGAACGTCTTCCCGCGCCATGCTGATCGTGTGGGCTTCTTCCCGGTCCGCGAAGCCGTCCACTTCCCCGGGCGCCGCGTACTCAGGTTCGCCGTTCGGTCCGGTCCACGGAAGCCGGCGGACGTTTTCAGGCATGACGAATCCCACCAATCGCGCTGTGTCGGTGACGTCCACGCTACGGATCTAGCGCGGCAGAAACGGGGCTGAGCGCGGGGCAACTTCCTGGGGAAACGGCCAGACCCGGACACGTGGGACATGCTAGAACTGTTAGTTGCGTCCCTTCGGAAACCCGGAGGGACTGAACTCACAGTTCAGGAGAACCCTCCCGATGATGGCAAAACCCCAGGTCAGCGACGGGTCACCGACTCCCTTCATGGCGGGCATGACTACTCCCCTACGTGGCTTGTCCGTCCTTCGCCTGTCTGTGCTCACCGACGAGACGACAAGCCCTGAACGTCAGCGCGACGCCAACCACGAAGCCGGCTCGGCACTGGGTATCGACTTTAGCGGCCGTGAAGCGGTCGACCTGGGCGTTAGCGCGTCCAAGACAACGCCGTTCGAGCGGCCGGAGCTAGGTGCGTGGCTGAAGCGCCCTGAAGACTTTGACGCACTTGTCTTTTGGCGTTTTGACCGTGCCGTTCGGTCCATGGACGACATGCACGGGCTGTCGAAATGGGCGCGCGATCACCGGAAGATGATCGTGATTGCCGAAGGACCGGGCGGAAGGCTTGTGCTCGACTTCCGCAACCCGCTGGACCCAATGGCTCAGCTCATGGTCACGCTCTTCGCATTCGCCGCTCAGATGGAGGCTCAGTCAATCCGTGAGCGTGTTCTAGGCGCTCAGTCGGCAATGCGAGTCATGCCGCTTCGTTGGCGCGGCTCAAAGCCGCCTTACGGGTACGAGCCGGCCGAATTGGAAGACGGCGGGTGGACGCTTGTTCAGGACAACGACGCCGTTGCCGTGATTGAAACCATCATCAAGGAACTCATGGGTGGCAAGACGGCAGGCGCAATATGCGCGGAACTCAACACGGCCGGAATCCCTTCACCACGTGATCATTGGAGCCTGATTAAGGGTCGGAAAACCGGCGGCAGGGTTGGCAACAGTAGCGGCGAAAAGATCGTGAAAGAGCGGTTTCTCTGGCGTCACAACGCACTCAAGAGAATGCTTACTTCTGAAGCCTTGTTGGGCTGGAAAACTACCGACTCCGGCCCCGTGCGCGATAGCGAAGGCGTGCCCGTAATGGCCACTCGTGAGCCGATTCTCACGCGTGAAGAATTCGACGCTGTGGGCGCGCTCTTCACGGACAACAACGCTGACGGAACTAAGTGGTTCCGGTCCGATAGCGTCGCCCTTTTGCTGCGCGTGATCTTGTGCGACGGGTGCGGGCGACACATGTTCATGGGGCGCCCCTCAGCGAACAGTAAGGGCGTTTCCGACGTCTACAAATGCGGATCATGGGGGCGCGGCGAAAAGTGCCCGGAGCCGGCGAGCGTGAAGCGCGAATGGGCTGAAGAGTACGTGCGTGACCGGTTCATTGGTGCCGTCGGTGGTATGAGACTGACGGAAACCCGCCGTATCCCTGGGTACGACCCTCAGCCGGAGATTGACGCCACGACGGCCGAATACGTGGCGCACATGAAGGAACAGGGTCAGCAGCAAAGCAAGGCTGCACAAGCGGCGTGGAAGCAACGTGCGACGGCACTTGACGCACGTCTTGCGGAGCTTGAGACACGCGAAGCCCGTCCGGCACGCACTGAAGTGATCCAACTGGGCGTGACCATGGCGGACGCATGGCGCGACGCCGACGACAAGGGGCGACGGGACATGCTTCGTGAAGCTGGGGTCACGGTCCGGATCAAGAGGGCGAAGCGTGGACGCGTGTTCAAGCTCAACGAAGAGCGCGTGGTCTGGGGCATGGGCAACGAGTTCTTCGCCCTGGGCGCGGAAGAGCTAGCGGGCAGCGTGGTCGACGCTGGGTGACAGCGGAAGGGGCTGAGCCTGCGGGTTTGGCCCCTTTTCGTGTGCCTTCAGATCGTTAGTTAGGCTAACTAGTAGTTCCTTCGTCACGACAGCACGGAGCGACAAGCCGTCTGACCTGGGAAGAGTGATGCTGTGACGCTGTGATCCAAAACTCACATTCCCATAAGAAACTCTAAGGGCAATCCAGATTTCGCGTCCCATCATCACAACGTCACGTCGGGGCTCCGCGCTGATACCGCGTCACCCACTCCCTTCATATAGGTAGAGGGACTTGCACCGCGCATCCAGTAGCGAGCAAGCAACGGCGGACAGAGTGCGTCCCTTGGTTCCTGGGTTTCCGATGATCTCTCCCATCGTTGAAGCCCGGATGAGACGGCTTGCCGTAAGTGGTGGTGTCCATAACTCCCACCCAGGCAAGCCGTCGCCGGCCGCGATAGCTCAGTTGGTCAGAGCACCCGTTTCGTAATCGGGATGTCAGGGGTTCGAATCCCTTTCGCGGCTCCACTGGGGTAGCTCCCCGGGTGCACTGAAACTCCCCCTGATCAGGGGACGGATGTGCGGCATCGGTAGTTCAGCGGACAGAACTCCCCGGGTGACGGGGCGACGCGGGTTCGAATCCCGTCCGATGCACGAGCCCTTACGGGCAATCACACTTCGCGTAGCCAAAGGGTCGGCAGGGGGCTTCATCACCCGTTGCTGTAAGCGGGATCAGACTGCCCCGCACGCGTCGCCAACGTTGAGGGGTAGGGGGGTGTCCATGCGTACGCGCTGCCTTGAATGTAGGGGGTGGGCTACCCACAGTGGACGTTGCGCCCTGCACCACAGCAACTACAACGCACGGCGCAGCATCAAGAGCCACAGTAAGAGGCGTGCTGCGATAGCTCGTGGCAACAACGCTGCGGCACGGTTGAGGCGCAAGGTACGAGCCATCATCAAGAGTGGTGAGCTTGTGCGCTGTGCCCACTGTCCTGGGTTGTTCCTTGGTAGCGCCGTGGATATCGACCACATCAAGCCCCTTGCATTGGGTGGCGACGACGTGGACGAGAACGTTCAGGTGCTGTGCAAGGCGTGTCACAAGGCCAAGACTCGTACGGACTTTCCTCGTAAGAATCCTCCGTTCTGATCCGACGGGAAGGGGAATGCGGTCCGAAAGTTCAGACCGTTAGCCTCCAGCGATCCCGGTCCCAGCTCGGAAAACGCGCGCTAGGTGTGACGCCGGATTTTGGCTTTGCGCCCTTCGCGCTGACCTGGGCTGACGTTGAAACGCCCCGTTATGTACCGCCCGGGAACGTACCCGTTAAGGGGGTCTGAAGCTCCGTTAGGGGGTGCCATGAGTCGCGCAAAGAACCCTGAGCTGAAGACAGGGAACGCGAATGGTGCCGCTGACGTTGAGCCGGCCCCGGTCGTGTACGAGGGTCGTGCGCCCCGTGTGCCTTCCCACCTGGGACCGACGGGCAAGGACGTATGGCGGAACGTGTGGTCTGCCGGTATGGGCGCGTTCAGCCCGGAGACGGACCGCAACCTGATCACGCGGTATTGCGAACTCCACGACCGACGTGACGCGCTCTTGGCTGAGGTGACACGAGACGGGCTGACCCAGGAAGGCAGTACGGGTCAGATCGTCGCTCACCCGCTCTTGCGCTACGTGGAGTCCACGGAGAAGGAACTTCGAACGATCGAATCGGCGATTGGGTTCACGCCTGAAGCCCGCATGCGCCTGGGGCTCGTGGCCGCTGAAGCGCGGAAGGTGGCTGCGGGTCCGGAAGACTTTTAGGGGGTGCCGTGGCGAAGTGGGATGGAATTGACCCCGTCATCGCGCGGCACATTCCGAAGGATGCGGAAACCCCTTCTGAGGGTTACCGGGTAGCGAAGTGGATTGAAGAGTTCTGCTACCTGACTGGGTCGTTCGCCGGCCAGAAGTTCAGGCTTCTGCCGTGGCAGCGCTCACTACTCGTGGACGCGTACGAGCTGACTCAGGACACCTTCGGCCGTTGGCGCCGGAAGCATCGCACGGTTGTCGTGTGCGTGGCGCGCAAGAACGGCAAGTCCACCATTGCCGCAGCGATCATGCTGTACCACCTGATCGCGGATCGGGCGGACGCTCAGCGTCAGATCATCGCTGCCGCCAACGACCGTAATCAGGCTCGTATGGTGTTCGACTCCGCGAAGCAAATGGTCAACGCTTCCCCGAAGCTTGCGTCTGTCTGCGACGTGCAGCGCGACGTGATCCGGTACAAGGACAACACCTATCGCGTGGTGAGCGCGGACGCGGGCAGGCAACAGGGTCTCAACCCTGCCGCTGTCTCCCTTGATGAGTACGCGTTCAGCAAGCACAGCGACTTGTTCGACGCGCTCACGCTGGGTTCCGCTGCCCGTAACCAACCGATGTTCCTGATCATCTCTACGGCCGGACCGGACCCCGATGGACCCTTTGCCGCACTGTGTGAACAGGGTGAGCGGGTCAACTCCGGGGAAGCCGACGACCCGACGTTGTTCTATCGCTCGTGGGGTCCGAAGCTGGGCGAGACGGTTGATCACCTTGACCCTGAAGTCTGGGCAGCGTGTAACCCGTCGTACGAGATCTTGAACCCGGACGACTTCAAGGCGGCAGCGCAGCGGAGTACGGAAGCGTCCTTCCGCATCTATCGACTGAGTCAGTTCGTGCGTGGTGCGTCCACGTGGTTGCCCCATGGGTTGTGGGACTCGTTGGCCACTGAGGCTGACGGGCTTGAGCCTGGGGACGAAGTGGTTCTTGGGTTCGATGGCTCGTGGAAGGGAGACAGCACAGCCCTTGTGGCGTGCCGCCTCCACGACCTTCGCGTGTTCGTGCTTGGCCACTGGGAAGCCCCGGCGGACGACGTCCATTGGCGTGTGCCCATGGCGGACGTACGCGACGCGCTACACGAGTCGCTGGACGTGTACCGGGTGCGGAACCTTGTCGCTGACCCGTACCGCTGGGAAGAGACGTTGGACAACCTTGAGGCTGACGGCTTCCCGGTTGAAGCGTTCCCCACGAACTCACTGAAGCGCATGGTGCCTGCCACTCAGGCTGTGTACGACGCGTGCCGTGATGGCCGGCTGAGCCACGACGGCAACCCTTCGTTGGCTCGACACATCGGTAACGCCGTACTCCGTGAGGACAAGAACGGGGCGCGCATCACGAAGGAACATGCTTCGTCGCGCCGAAAGATTGACCTTGCGATTGCCATGATCCTTGCCGTCCACGGCGCCGTGATGTGGCGCGAAGACAACGGCTCATTCATCAACTCAGCGATTGTCGCCACGTGGGACGGCGACGACGGGCAGGTGTTCACGTCGGGACTCCCCGGGGATGACGCGCTCTTCGCTGACATCTGAACCTACTCACCGTGAGTAGGTTCCCAATCCGCTGAAGGGGGCACTGTGGGCTTCTGGTCTGCACTCTTCGGGCGGGGGCAGTCTTCGGCGCTTGAAGGCCGCGCGTGGGAACCGTACGACCCGGACCTTTACGGGGGCTTCAACCTTGCGGCAAGTGGCGAACGAGTCACGCCGCACGAAGCTCTTCAGGTGTCCGCCGTGTTCGGTTGCGTGCGGCTTCTGTCGGAGACGATTGCCACGCTGCCGCTGACAGCATTCAGCAAGCGTGGTAAGGCGCGGCGAGAGATCGTGGCGCCCGACTGGATTGACTACCCGAACGCCGAACCGGGCGGCATGGGGCGGATTGACATTCTGTCCCAGACGGTTCTATCGCTTCTCCTTCAGGGGAACGCGTTCCTTGCTGTCCGGTGGCAGGGTCCGAACATCGTTGGTCTTGATGTTCTCGACCCGACGAAGATCAAGGTTCACATGGTTCAGCTTGAACCGAATGGTGTGCGCCGGAAGGTCTTTGAAGCGTTCGACGTGGACGCCGACGGCAACGAAGTGTTGCTTGGTTGGTTCACGCCGCGCGACGTGTTGCACATTCCCGGGATGATGCTTCCCGGTGAGTTCGTCGGGTGCTCCCCGATTACGTACGCGCGTGAGTCCATCGGGCTTGCCCTTGCCTCACAGAAGTACGGTTCCAAGTTCTTCGCCAACGGCGCCATGCCTGGGGCTGTGGTTGAAGTCCCCGGGACCATGAGCGAAGAAGGTTTGTCGCGTGCGCGTGAAGCGTGGCGCGCTGCGAACTCCGGCGTGGACAACGCGCATCGGGTTGCGCTTCTCACTGAAGGTGCGAAGTTCAGCAAGGTCGCCATGTCGCCGGACGAAGCACAGTTCCTTCAGACCCGTCAGTTTCAGGTTCCGGAAATCGCGCGCATCTTTGGCGTGCCCCCGCACCTGATCTC